GGGACATATCGTCCCACGTGGTATTCTGGAGTGTTGGATGCAACTTCTTACAAATCGATCCTTCCGAGTCCCCGACTCGACAGTTAAGACGTATCCAAGGCATCCTAGAAGTGTACGATACAATACCGGGCAACCGATGGGAGCGTTAACTTCATGGGCTTTGATGGCTCTGCTGCATCATGTTCTCGTCTTCTTCAGTGCCTACAGAGCAGGAGTAATCCCGCTCTGGAAAATTCTCGACTTTGTCGAGTACCTGGTACTTGGAGATGATATCGTGATCGCGAATGAGCTTGTCGCCAAGGAATACGTACTGCTGATGAAGCAGTTACACATCCCCATAGGGTTAGCGAAGTCTCACATATCCGAAATCGGAATGTTTAACTTTGCCAACCAGACCTTTGTTAACCATCTTAACGTCTCTCCTATCTCAATGAAGGAAGACTTGAATGCAAAAGGTCTCCTCGCCCGAATCGCTTTAGCCATGAGAATGGCTAGACGAGGATGGAAGGATATGAGAACTGAGTCCTGGCTTAGCAGCCTTCTTAGGTGTATAACAAACTCAACTGTATGGAAGAAAACCCTAGTACCGCTGGCTGCGGTACGAGGGTCTGTCCCATTCCTTCATTGGATAATTGCATCAACCTTGCTCCCAGGCACTAGCAGATTCTGCTACGCTGGTTTGAGCGTGGATCCACGGCTCCTTCTTAGCACTTACGTGCGGAAAGAACGAGTATGGACCACAAGGTTGGAGGACTTGAAGAAGTTAATTCTTCCAGTCACTCAACAATCATTGCTGTCGTTGTTTACAGCGAATTGGGCAGATAGCATTTACCAACAGTTCCTTGCCAATCGTTTACGATTGAAGGACTTTGACACCTGGGTAACCAGGGTCATTTCTGTTGATATTGAGTGGCTCTTCATTCGGATATTCTCCGAAGGCCGAGCCAAAGCTCAAGAGGATTGGGCTACAAAGTACCGGATTCCTGTAAAGGAAGTACAAGTCTCATCTAAGCTCCCTGCTGTTAACACAGTGGGGCTGCTCGAGATTGCGACAGGTAGATCATTGGATGAAGTTTACTCGCTTCTTGCTGAAGCAGAGAAAGCTCTACCTTTGATCCCGGATTTTAATAGCAAAACCCTTTCAGCTATCATACCTGATAATGAAGGAGGTGTGCCCGCCCGTGATGCAGCACTTAAACGATCCCAACTTCAAGCTATGCTGAAGGTGGCCTCTCTTGTAGTAATGTTGGAACAAATTCCACAAGCTGCGAAACCAGGACAAGAGTCCGGGCCTCACACAAGTTCAGGTCCATCGTTAGATGCTCAGCTAAGAGCAATCGAACGTAGAACTGGACGGCTCGTGTAGTGTATTCACATCTAATACATTCGAGAACTATACTTTGTCTCGTTAAAGAACCAAAGTACCGTGCCTCATTTAATAGAAACCTATTGACAACTAAGTCTTTAGGGCTCCGTGCAAATCGGGG